TCATAGCTGATCCATGAATAACACGGCCTTATGTGCTTCTTGTTTTCTCTGTGAGTCTAACAAATGACCATAGACTTTCATCGTAATAGTCACGTCTGAATGACCCAACCGCTTTGAAATATAATAGATGTCGACACCTTTGCTGATCAAGTAGCTGACGTGGCTATGACGCAACCCGTGAAAAGTAATCTGCTTGTTCTCGGGAATTTCAGCTTTGTTCTGAATGACATGCAGGGCTTTGTTACATGCGCTGTCTGTAATCACGTTGTGACGTGGATCACGCATAATCATCTGGTCTTCGTCACGATATCCAGTACGAAGATAAGATGCTGCTTGTTCCTGATGGATCTTATTAAGAAGCTCAATGACGCTGGGCGATATCTCAATGTCGCGAACTGACGAATCAGTTTTAGTTGGCTTGAATCCTGTTCCATACAAATGATCCCAAGAACGTGTAACATGAATGACGCCGAGCTTAGTATCGATGTCAGGCCAAGTTAAAGCCAACACTTCAGATATTCGCATGCCAGTCATCGAGCCAATATAAACAGCAAGCGCCCCGATATTACGGTACGAAGCCCGATCAATGGCAATTGCTTTAACCTTAGCGAAATCACGGCTGTCTAGCACCTTTACTTTCCCACTAGAGCGCACGCCTGATGTCTTCGTTCCAAAGGTGAAATCAGAAAATAGAATGCGTTCATTGATTGCCGCTTTTACCATCCCACGAACATAGCTATTCATCTTGGTAACGACATCTTTCGAACGCTCACGTGGCCGCTTTCGTGTGGTTTTTTCCTTGCGATCTTTGCCAGCAGCAAAATCGTTAATAAATTTCTGCCATTCGATAGGTCGAATAGAATTAAGCTTTCTGCCATCAAATCGGCTCTTTAGGTGCTTTCTGAAAAGCTTGTATCGGTATACAGTGTTGATTGACTTACCATTGGTCCGGTATGCTTCAGCCCATTGATCCCAATAATCAAGTAACAGAACGTCTTGTTTTGATGGATCGCCACCACGTTTTAGGTCATCTTCTACAGCTTCTGCAGCATCTTGCGCAGATGATTTAAGCCGATACCCGCCGTGTGAAGCAACCAGCTGCTTACCGGCGGAGTCCGTATACTTAACGCGGTATTCCCAATACTTGCCGCGTTTCCTAAATGTTGCCATGCAATCTTCCTCCTTTTCTGGTAAAATTGTGTATACAAAGAGCCTTATGACTCCTAGTATTTGTTAGGCGTCTACCCGTTCACTTTAGCCAGTGGGGTAGGCGCTTTTTATTCTATTACCCTTGTTAAATGTTCAAGACGTGTTATAAAGTTTAACGGTAGTTTAGACTCATGATGAAAAAAATATTTTGCGTTAGAATCTTTTTGAATTGCGGGAGTTGAGTAAAAGGCCTCTAGGTCACCAAGTAATGCAGAACGATAGTCAGGGGTGGGTGAACAAACAAAAAGCCAAATTAGCAAAGCAAATAAGTCATTACGACCTATGCCTTTATTAAACTCATAATTTTTGAGCATATTCGGATATCCCGCTAAGACAAGTGGTGTAATGTTCAAAAAATGAATTGAATCCTGATAGTCGTACATTCGTATATTGTGAGCTATATGGTTTCTAAATCCTCTGACGAGCTCAAGACCACTATAAAAGAAAAGAGCAATATCATTTTTTTCTTGACTAGATCCATAAAGATGGTTCGTTATTGATGGTGGCATCATTTCCGATAAAATTTCATTTTTTAATATCGATGGCAGCTGTAAATAGTAGGAATTTGTTTGCCATTCAGTAGCGTTCATCAATAGGATCCAAGGGGGAATGTGGTTCATATTATCGCGATACCATTTGGTCGGATTCTTTGTACAATGTAAAGAAATGCTATGTAATTCGTTTATTGGCTTAGCTATTGCTCCAGGATAAAAGCTGATATCTAGATATGATTTAACCTCAGGAAAATGGTTGTCATTGTCATTACACCTATAGTTATTAACCCCAAAGTGTCTTGATACACTATACCCTATAGCCACTTTGAAATGCTCTTCAAAATCTAAAAACTTGGAAAACAACAGCTTGCCTAATTCTTTATCTAAGAAATATTGTGTATATATGTCTGCAAACGAGGTTCCTTCGTTGTATCTTTTTTCACCTCGCTTGTCTCTATGCTCGAATGGTGTACCATAACCATTGATAATTTGATAATAGCCGTGTTGTCTTAAGCTGATCGCATCTCCGCCAGAAAGAGATTGGTTGATTGTCAGTCCTCTTCTATCGAGCCTAGCAAGTTGGAATGGATACTCAATAAAAGGCTTGTCGAAACCTGGTTGCGGTGACTGTGGAAGCAGTATTGGCTTACTATTTTTTTTCATAAAAAAACTCCTCTTGGCATCTATTTGTCCAAGAGGAGAAGCGGGCTCACAGTCCGCAACCTGTTGGATAATATGATAAACCAAATAATACATAAATACAAGCACGTCATAAGACTTGTTAAAATTCTAATTCCAGAAAATCGCCAATTCTAACGGGAGCATGAGTAAGCGAATTGTTGGAGTCATTCATCTGTTCGGGATGTGCAATTAGCATTCCTCGACTGCTAGACATCGTTTTTAAATTTTTAAGATAAAATGCATCGCGTGTGTTCTCGGCAATTAAACGCATAACGGACATCTGCTCGTGTACATCAACAACACGTAAACGGTATTTTGTCCCAGACAGTCTCCCAATAACTAATCCTGTTATTGGGTCTGTAATTTCGGCTCCGTGCCTGTCAAGAATTCTGTAGACTTGTCCTTCGTGGATATTTTTGTTTATCCCACCATTGGCTACTATTTCTGTTGTTGAAAGAATTGCTGCTACTACTAGAGGCAGGTGTTGGGTAGCAATGAGGTCATGATTTGAAATTTTCATAATTCTTCTCCTATAGCGTGATATTTCTTCATAACTGGGAATTCTTGGTTGTATCCTTTTTAAAACTAGTGTCAAAATCACATATGCTTTTCCACATAAGACATTGTATCCAGCCCCACTCTCCGGCTTGCACGGGGACGCCGCTTGCGTGGGGAAGGCTGCATTTTGAATGCGAGCTTACAGTCCAAGAAGCTGTTTCTTTTTAGCATCATATTCAGATTGAGTAATGGCACCAATCTGTTTTAGGTCATAAAGCTTTTTAATCTCGTCAGTCGGCGATTGTGAGCTGTCTGAGTTGGTGCCAGATAAGTATGTTGTGACTGCGCTAGTCAAAGCGCTAATTAATCCTATTCCGTTAAACATAAGAATTACGGCCGCGATTCTTCCAAGTACTGTATGCGGAGAAATGTCTCCATAGCCAACAGTTGTAGCTGTTACAATTGCCCACCAGAGAGAATCACCATATCCAACGCTTTCTGTAACAGAGTAAACACTTGCTACAATTAGAATTAAGGCGGCAGATAGCCAAATGTAATAAATTAGACCTGTACGCTTGAGAATTCTTTCGGCATGTTTGGTTAAAATGCCAACGATCCCCGCTAGTCTTGCAAGCCTAGTTAACCTCATCAGACGAGTAAGCCTAGCCAGCCTAAAAATTCGACCAAAACGGAAAAAAGAAAAGGCATAGTTGAATGGAATTATGGCTAAAAGATCGATTAGATTGTGCTTGAAGAAGTCCCATTTACTGTCTGCATGTAGCATTCTGCTAAAATAATCAATTGCAAATATAACTAGAATGCCATTGTCAATTTCAGTATAAGGGGACTTATCAATGCTTATCCTTCCCATGTAATCAAGCACGATTAGAGCAACGGACAGTAATGCTAAGATTGCAAACAAAACCGTGTAGTATTTATGCAAAGTAATCAGTACTTTATTAACTTTTTTTGTTGCCATTTATACGGCCTCCACCGGACAAAGTGAATATACAGTCATTGTACTCCGGCTTGGACCAACTCCAGATTGATTTATGCATAATATTTTCTAATGATGTCAGTAGCCCAGTCACGCATTTTTTCTGGAATGTGAAATGAATCTAAAAACTCTTGGATATTGGCATCTTCAGGATATACATCTTCAAAATAAATTGGCACCAAAATATCTATCGCTCTTTTATTTGCTTCACCTTCATAGCGTACCTTGCTCGGAGTAAACATATATAGTGATCCGGAGTCTTGATTTAGCACATGACCGATTTCGTGAGCCGCTTGATAAGGAAGCTGTGCTGGATCATGCCAGTTCATGTTAATCACTACCGTTTTAGACTTAGGATTTGATCCTGAGGGAGTAACAGGCGAAAGCCTATAACAAAGCTGGTATCCCACTCCTTGCTCAAAACCCCAATTCAGAACAGCTTTAAGGTATTGGTTCATTTGCCTTTCCCCCTAAGAAGACGTTTCATCAGTTCAATATCTTCAGGAGGAATTTTCTGACCTTCAAAAGTCATAATTACATCTTCATCAGCGAGATCAACTTTAGAAGGCTTATCAGCAATTGACGGATCATCTGTTCTTCCCAAAAGATAATCAGTCGAAACATGGAAGAAATCTGCAACCTTTGATAAATTTTGCCCACCTGGAATTTTCTTTTTCCAGGAATATAGGGTGTTTGTCCCGATACCCACTTTCGCTTCCACGTCGTTAATTGAAAGCCCCTGGTTATCAGCGAGGAGCTTTAGTCTGTCAAAAGGTGTCATGAATTATTTTCCTCCGATAAGGACAGACACTAAAATAAAGTCTAAAAAAGTGTTGACTATTAAACCTTAGACTAATATACTGTCCTTGTAAGCTAAGTTAATCGCAATCAGTAAACACGTTAAAACGTCAATAATTGCTTGCAGGCATTGGGCGTTTTAGTAAACGTGTAAGCTAATTTACTATGCCTTGATATTAAATCATAGTCTAATTAATGTCAACAAATTTAGCTTTAATTCTATAAGAAAGGAGTATGCACATGTCAATTACTCAATTTGAACGAATCAAGCTTCAGCTCGATCGTAATCGTCTTGCTGGATTGAAGCCAGGATCTCAAGCGGATTTGGCTAAATATTTGGGCGTATCTAAAACGTACGTCCATGACATTCTTCGAGGCGAACGCCTTGGTCCAAAAGGACGTGAATATTTGGAAAAAGCACTTCTATACATTGGCTTAAAGGAGGCGGTATAGATATGAACGAACTACAACTATTTCAGTTCGAGGATAACCAAATTCGGACTGTCAGCTCCAACGGCATTATCTGGTTTGCTGCTGTCGATGTGACAGATGCTTTAGGAATTAAAAATCCGTCTGATGCTATCAAGCCGTTAGACGAAGACGAACGGACTAGATTTAATCTAGGTCGTCAGGGTAGCGCAAATTTCATCAGCGAACCGGGGCTATACAAACTGATTGGTGCTAGTCGAAAACCAGCGGCCAAACGTTTTAACCGTTGGGTAACACATGAAGTTCTCCCATCAATCCGCAAGCATGGTGCCTACATGACGCCTGAAACGATTGAGAAGGCCATCTATAATCCAGACTTCATTATCAATCTGGCAACGAAGCTAAAGGACGAACAAGCCAAAACAGCGGCACTTACGGCTGATAACGAAACAATGAAGCCTAAAGCGTTGTTTGCAGACGCGGTAGCCACCAGTCACACAACCATCTTGGTTGGTGATCTTGCAAAAGTGCTCAAACAGAACGGCGTTGACATTGGTGCCAAGCGGTTGTTCGCCTGGCTACGTGAGCAAGGCTATTTGATCAAACGGATTGGTGCCGACTATAACTCGCCGACACAACGCGCGATGGAGCTAGGCTTGTTCGAGGTCAAGGAAACGGCGATCAGTCACTCGGACGGCCATGTAACAGTTCAGAAGACCCCAAAGGTAACCGGAAAAGGCCAGCAGTATTTTATCAACAAGTTTCTCCAAAAGGAAGCCGTATAAATGAAGAACAAAGTTAAGACTTTTTGGAAAGAATACAAGGAATCTTTTTCGTACAAGACAGTTCTTCTATTTATTGGCGCAATCGTGGTTGGCCAAATCATCGGACGAATTTTGTGATGGTGTTCCAGATATTCTGAAACCAATCTAAGTGGCTGGAAACAATATTAGCAAGCGCTAGAAGAACACTGATTGCAAAATTTGCCCAGAATACTTTTCTTGAAATTCTGCTTGATTCCTTTTTGGAATTAGAAAGATCTTCTCTGAGCTTAGCAATTTCAGCAGTTTGATTTTTAATCAGTATTTCCGATCTTGTCGGGGCATTCATTGCTTTTAATGCATTGCTAACATCCTTGCTTTGCTTGTCTAAATCTTCCTGAGGGATGTTGAAATTATTCATAGCATCCTTAAATGTCTTGCCTTTCAATGTAAATCACCTCATCAGAATTATCTCACAAAACAGAAAGAAGGAATCGAAATGATAAGCAAGAACGTCAGCGATTTAATCACAATTTCGCGACATGACTTGGATGAACTTGTCCGGCAACGTGTTGCGGAGGCCTCCAGACAGCCAACGGGTTTCACAGCGAACACTCTATTTACCGGTATCGCAATAGACCCAAACGACATCATGACGATCAACAAGCGCCACGGGATGCCTGAAGACCGATTCGGGGTATCTAGTTCGGTTTATAGCAGGCATCAATATGATGACGGAAACATTATTAGAAATGATGGATCTAGTGCCAAAGAACTGCATGACAAGCTTCGTTTTTTAGCGCTTGCAGTGGTTGGAGAAACGAAGAATGGACTGGTTACACGTGCCGACATTACGACAGTACGAGAGGCGTACTCAAAATTCAGGGATGATTTCTTGGCCCTGTACGACGATCGAGCCGCGAAGCTTGCCAAAGAGTGAAAGGAGGAAATGCCATGGAAACAACATTGAAGATTAACCCCGAAATCACTATCACGCTACCTGAAGACAAGGTAATCGTTGACCGTTCAGGATACGAGCAATTGAAGCGAGAAGCTGATTATCGTGGCTTGTGGGATGTTACAGAACTCAAAAATCGGTATCACCGTGACAAGGAATGGTTTAAGCGGAACGTATTTTCTCCGTATGAACGCGAGCTTCGAGATCGTATTGTGATGTATCCACATGGAGGAAAGTCGAGCTACTTATGCAAGCCAATTCCATTTGACGATTTTGTGCAGAGCCACTTTCCAGAAATCAGTAAGAGGGCGGAGAAATGATTGGTTATTTACTAATTGCTGGTGGCTTCGGCGTGATCGTGGGTCACTGCTTAGGCCACAGCGGAAATTGGAGGCAGTGGATTGAATGAAGCAGATATAGCTAAGCTAGGTCCACTTATCTCCTACTTGTCTATACAGGCTGAGAACGCACGTCTCGTTGGTCATAATTACCGTCAAGGAACGGATCAGACACGAGCTTATGCCATGGGACGAGAAGACGGCTTGCAAACCGCTATCAGCTTAATCAATGAAATAATTGGCAAAACAAAAACCGCTAAGCGCTAGAACACTTAACGGCCAAAAATGAGGTTATACATTGAGTGACCTCATTATATCACAGAAAGAAATGAGGTAAAACAATGGCCAGAGAAATTGGCAAGCAACTTGATCGTCTTGAATCACTTGCATACAAAGTAAAAACCAATCAGTACCTTTTGGATTATTTGAGAGAATGGGCAGAAACCAAGTGCGATCTATTCAGGGATGATGATCCTCACATGACCGATGGTGAGAAGATTCAAGACCGGCTGTTCCTAAAAGACAACTTTAAAAAATACATGGATATCTTGGGTCAAACATCACTCGACATGATCAAATTCGAAGCAGACTTAATGGATGTTCGCCAAAACATTGCCGATCAATACTTCAACAAAGACGGTGACGATCATGAATGAGAAACCAGGTTACTACGCAATCATCCCATCAGATGTTCGATATGATACACGTCTGCCAAGCAAAGCACCATTATTGTACGGTGAAATCACGGCGTTAGCTAATAAGAGTGGCTCATGTTGGGCTAGTGATGATTACTTCTGTCGATTATATGGTGTCAGTCGTTCCACAGTGCAGGCTTGGATGCAAGCGTTAGAGAGGTATGGCTACATCATTCGCAATGTAACATTTAAGCCAGATAGCAAAGAAATTGATAAAAGATATATCACATTATCTAGTGCGGTATACCCAAAAACTGGACAGGGGTATGCCGAAAAATCGGACAAGGGTATACCGAAAAATCGGACAGATAATAATACAAGTATTAATAAAAACATACGTGCATCCAGCACGTTAGAGAGTGACTTTGAAAAGCTCTGGAAACTGTATCCAAAGAAGATCGGCAAGAAGCCGGCACTAGCTGCGTACAAACGGGTAATGAGTAGAAAGAAGAACCCTGCTACCAACAGACAAATTCAGGATGGCATTGTGGCTTATCGACAGCTAATCAATAGCAAAGGCACAGAGAAGCGGTTTATCAAAGACGGTAGTACTTTCTTCAACCAAGAGGCATGGAACGATTACCTTGAGGTCGTAAAGGAAGAACGAGATGAGCAGGAAGCTAGAAAGCCTAAGTTCGATCCCAAGAAAACTGCTATTGCAATGTATATCGACTACAACAGCCCTGACCGAGTGCTTGAAGAAATCCAAGCGCAGGGTATTCCAATCAATCCAGAAGATGCTAAACGTTACATTGCTGAATACGATGAAGGGAGGCAACAAGCTTGACAAAAAAGCTTTATGACCCCAGCAATCCTGAACCGCATGTCATGTATGGCTTATATACGAAGCCGGAACTCATCAAGTCTGAATGGATTGATCCTAAATGGTTTCACAGCCAGCAATACGCTGCAGTAGTTGCCTACATGAACAAGTTGCCAGGTGACGTTGACACGCTGGAATTGCAGGATGGTTTTGCTACAGCTCATCCTGGCGTGATGTCAGTAGCAGATTGGCAATACATTATGACCAGCGATTTTGGCACCTCACGCTTTGACTGGTGGGTAGGCAAGCTAAAACGGGATTATTTCCGTAGTCAGCTCATTCAAACAGCACAAGCGTACTCGGAAGAACCAAGCGAGGACAATCTTACCGCAATGATGGTTGCCTCACAGAATGCTACTGCTGCCAGTCAGACGGTAACTGAAAGTAGCATTGCAGATTTGGCAGCGGCCATGGAAGACAAAATGATACACGGTGCTACTGACAATGGGATTAAAACGTACTTCACTCTTAACAATATTCTGGGTGGTGGTTTGATGCCGGGACGTTTGTTGACGATTGGTGCGCGCCCTGGTGTCGGTAAATCAGCATTCGCGGTCAATCTCATCATTGAGGCTTTGAAACAACAACCGGAATTGACAGTTGATATGTTTTCACTTGAAATGTCAAATGCAGAAAACTACAACCGCTTGTTGGCCTGCAAGACTGGCATCAGTGCTGGTAAATTCATCAACCCACAGAAAAGTCTAAGCGATGCTGAGAAGGTTGAGGTTGAAAAGGCAGGAAACGTCCTTAAAGACTATCACTTGCAGCTTTACGACAAGCAGGTGGAATTACCGCAGATCGTCAAAACAATGCGGCAGCGAGCCGCTGATGCAGATAAAGGCTATCTTGCGATTGTTGACTATCTCGGGCTGATTGGTGTTCGTAGCCAAGCCGATCGCCGTCTGCAAATCGAAGAGATCACCCGTCAATTCAAAGTGCTGACTAACGAGCTTGGTATCCCGATTGTTTTGCTTAGTCAATTATCACGAGGTGTTGAGAATCGTCAGGACAAGCAACCGGTACTCTCAGATTTACGAGAGTCGGGATCAATTGAACAAGATAGCAATGCGGTTGGATTCCTTTGGAACAGTGATCGGCAGAACGAAAGATCAGATATCCGTACTGTGACTTTAACAATTGCCAAAAATCGTGAAGGAGCACTTGGTAGCATTGATTTTCGCTTTTTCGCACCAAAGCTGCAGTTTAAGGTGGCGTATTGAAATGGCTTATCCAACTATGACACTCAAAGAGTTCAATGAGTACATGCAGGAGGGACATTATCAATACTCGCTGTTCATCATTCTGCAGCTTGATGAAGCCATGGAATATTTAAAAAAGGCGCAACAAGCCGATGCTGATATGAAGAAGTTTTGGTACCAGTGGGCGTACGTTACCTTGACAGATGCGTTAGAGACGGCTGAGTCAGAATATTATGGAGAAACTAGTGCATATTTACCGACAAAAGAAACAGATCCGGTAACACGAGCCTACTGCCAAAACACATACGACATTTGGCGAGGATATCTGAAAAAGCTAAATGTGAACTTACCGAAGCAAAAATTTTGAGGAGGCAAAAGCATGATTGAGCATAAGGACGTGAAGCCAGCGTGATAAGGCTAACGATACCTGGTAACCCAGTCCCACAAGGACGGCCGAGGTTCACGCGAATGGGTCATGCTTACGACCCGACTAAATCAAGAAACTACAAGCAGCACGTTAAGAGCGTGGCGTCAGAACTAAACATTGAGCCTCTAAGTGGCCCAATAAGGGTGGCAATGGAAATATACCGTCCGCTCCAAAAGTCTGGCAGTAAGGCCTTAATAAGGCGAAAAAAAGAAGGCAAAGTTAGGCCAACAGTTAAGCCGGATGTAGACAACTACTACAAGTCTGTATCAGATGCGCTTACCGGCATTTTGTGGGAAGACGACAACCAAATAGTCGAAATCCATGTTGGCAAATGGTACAGCGACCATCCACGTATTGAGATTGAAGTAGAAGAGATCGATTGAGGAGAGAATATGTCAGTAAAATTTACGGCTGATGTCGTTCACAAGCTGATTGGTGTTCGTGAGGCACAGCAGGCGCCATCAGCATTGATGGGCATTATCATGGATCAGCAAAAGCGTAACGAGCTTTTTAAGCAATTCCTAGATGTCAGTACAGACGTATCACATGACTGGTTCTCAGAATATTTCATGAGTGTTCAAGCTGATCGCAAAGACAAGAAACAAGATTTCACCCCTGAAAGCATTAGTAAGCTCGTGAACATGCTCGTTGGATCGAATGACAATAGCGAGTATTACGAGGTTGCTGCTGGGACTGGATCAATGATGATTCAACGATGGCAACAAGACCGTTTGAAGCACAAGCCATGGGACTACCGGCCAAGCATGTATTTTTACCATATGGAAGAGCTTGGCGATAGCACGTTGCCGTTTTTGATATTCAATTGTGCCATTCGCGGCATGAACGCAACAATTGTTCATGGTGACAGTCTGACACGTGCTGCTAGACAAGTATATTTCATTCAAAACGATGAAGACGACTATTTGCATTTCAGCACAGTAAATGTGATGCCGCATAGCAAAGACGTTGAACAAGAATTTGATATTCGACAGTGGCTAGAGCCTGAACAAAATTACATTGAATCAACAGAGATACCCGCAAGATACAACGAAGTCATTCAGGAATTAGCAGCGGAAAAGGAAGCCGAGCAATGAAAACAGGAGACGACACATTCGATGACATCTACGTAAGCAAAGAGACTGGCAAGGTTGTAGGCGTCATGCTTAATGGGCTAGACTACAAGCTCGTTCCAATCAGTAAGACCAATGAGCCAATATCCTATGAACGAGCAAAAGCTTTCTACCGAGCTACTGTGATAGGAAACGGGCCGGAAGCCATTGCATACGCAATACACATTCTGCATTTCATTTACGGGAAAGAGGACGAAAAATGAGCGAAGAAAAACTGTACGCGGTGAAGACAGATGAAGGCGAGTTTCTTTCATTCAGTGATGATGGTGATTCCGTCTGGAATAAAGCGGTCGGCCATTTTGAAACGGATAAACAAAAAGCTAGGTCATGGGCTTACAACCGTGGTGGCCACGTTGTCACGTTGATTGAGGTGCCAGAAAAAGTGGTGCTGAGCGAGGAACAAGCCAAAATCGTTGAAGATGCTCGTGATGCAGAATATCCGGCAACTTATATTTCTGACCATTCTCATTCCGATGAGGAAAGACTGATTATTAATGCTTACGTCAATGGCTACACCGTGGCAAAGGAGAAGAAGTACAACGTCAAGGTGCCACATGTCAAAGGCAAAATGTACTACAAAGATGAGCGTGGAAGCGACGACCTTGATATTGCAAGTGCAGATTGCCTGAACGACAAAAATCAGCAGTTCACCCTCACTGAGATCGAGCATTACGGCTTGCAAGACTGCGAAAAAAAAGAGGTGACTGACGATGGCGAATAAAATGAGTCACCAAACAATTGTGCTTCAATGTAGCAATGATATTGATATTGACTTGCTATTGATGGCAATCGATCAAAAAACAGACGGCGTAAATAAAGTTAGCTACGTTCTAGACGCATACGGCCAGAAGGCAATTGAAAAAGCACTACCAGCTCTTACACATGATTTTGATTTTCTGGAGGTGACTGACGATGAGCAATGAGACGAAACGGGACGTGTTCGATGATGCGTTGGCATATGCGCCAGTTGGCAGGGAATATGACCCGGTGAACGACGATGAGGCTGGCGACCTACGTAGCTGCTTATCTGCGCGTTATGATGCCGCCTTGCCAGATGATCTGCCAACTATCCTAGAATGTGTGTCTAAGGAAATTAAGGATGGATATGGCAAGAATAGCTTGCTTGACGAGTTAGCTTGGGCAAATCAGGATGCTTTGCCATCAAGTAAGGTTAGTGAATGGATAAATGATAATGAGACCCTATTTGCAGAAGCATGGAGTCGTGGACTGTGGATCGTTGAGGAAACTGGGGAGGTAACTGGTTATGACGGTTGAGACGAAGCGGGACGTGTTCAATGACTTAGTCGAAGAACTAGCAAATGCATACATTGCCTTGGACGGTGAAGGACTTGGCGATGATCTTACTAACGAAGACAAACAAGCCTATCTGAAGGACTATGATGCCGCCTTGCCAGATGATCTGCCGGCGATTCCGAAAGAAGTTAGTGATTATATCAGAAAGACAACGGCACCCGGAAAGAATGGGTTGATAGAAGTGTTTTGCAGCCTTGCCGATGATATCAGGGCGGTAGGGCACGATAACATTTATAAATGGGATCTTTGGATGCTTAACAATCAGGCGGCCGTAGCCCGTGCATGGGTGCTAGGTGTCTGGCGCGTTGAGGAAACAGGCGAAATCGTGAAATTGGAGGAAGAAAAATAAATATGACTCGAAAGTGCTATGTAGTCAGTGGAGACAAGGAAACTCCCGCAAAGTTTTATGGCGTGTTTCAAGTCGCAAAGGTTGTGGGCGAAAGTCCACTTATAGGTGGTCATTCTGCTGGTCAAATCATGGAGCCTGTTGCGGTGGCCGAATATAACGGCCAACTGCATAAAGTTTATCTTGATCAGGTTCATTTTGAAGATGTGGAGGCGGAGAAATGAAACGAGAGATTAAGTTCAGAGCGTGGAGCAAAAAAGACAAAGTGATGGTTGATGTTGCCGCTATAAATTTTGGCCCAAGCGGATTATGGAGCCTTATCGAAGATGCGGATGATGCAGAATTACAACTTGCGGATAGCTATGAACTCATGCAGTACACCGGCCTGCACGACAAGAACGGCCGAGAGATCTACGAAGGCGATATTATTGTTACTTACCCTAAAAGCAAATATGAGGCTCCTAAGAGTGGCGTAGTTCAGTTTGGGGACTCTTGCCCTAGCTTTATATACAAAGTGAAGGATGGGAGTGAATACGACATTTGGAGTAGCAATGTTTTTCGAACGTACGAGGTCATCGGCAACATCTTTGAAGACAAACAGTTACTGGAGGGAAAACAATGAAGAAACGCGATAGGCTCAAGAAAAAGTATATGAGCAGAGCAAAATGCTCTATGAGAATATTCTACACACGAACCTATTCTCCTCTTGAGCGAGCGATTCATAGAAGCATAACTAGTAATCTGTTTTATGTTGATTTCTACCAGTACGAAAAAAGATGGAGAGCAGTTGAACGATCATGGCGAAAAATGATGGAGGAAAAACAATGAAAATAAGGCCTTACCGTTTCATGTCATGGCTTAGTTTCATTTTATGTATTGTGACTTCATTTATGCCTGAGAAACATTTGGTGTACGGATACTATAAAACGTATGTTTTTCTGACATTGGCAGCAATCTTGTTTGCACTTTGGGACATCACGGATGTAATCAGGGAGGCGCGGGAATGAAACAGATAATAAACGGCATATGGAATATGTCTCCATCAGAGCTGAGCATGGATTTGATCATCATATGTGGTGTCCTTGCGGCAATACTGCTGGTATTCCTTCATTGGGTAAATAAGCAGAAATGATGATTGCCGTCATGTTGCTCATTGCAAGTGCTGCAATGTGGATATGGGCTAACTGGAAAAGAGGAAAATGAAATGAATGATCGGCATCGAGTAGTCATGCGAGCGCGCATTAGGTATGAACGCAGGAAACATGAGCGAACAATGGACGAATTCGCAAAAGCACTTTATCCAGTCTTCAAGGCGGCCACTGCCACGATTGAACAATGGCTTGCTGCTTTCCAGTTCAGGTAAACAAAAAGCGCGCCGGATGAAGGGCGCGCTGGAGGCAGATTAAGCTAAGAGATGTAAGTAATGAATTTCGCCACAATAGAGGCTGCCTCCTTAATCAGTATAGCAAACACAAATATCGAAAGTACATTTAAAAGCATCAAAAAAGCGCGCCGGGTGTTGACGCGCTCTGGAGGCCAGTGTGTGAATTGAAACAGGGTAATAATCATTTTTGGAGTGGGCCTCCGAAGACAGTATAACAAAAAACCGCCGGATTAGCGACGGGTGGAAGACAGGGACTTTTATGCAATACATGGCTTTTGAATAATGGAACTTAAGCCACCATCTTCACAAACAGTATAACAAAAGCGCACCACGAAGGCACGCTTATCCCCCAAACTTTTACAAAATCAATTATACCATAAGGAGTGGACGCAGTGGTGCGAGCAACGAGATATTTTAGCCCAATTGATCATGATAAAACAATTGAAAACGCCAAAGAGGTCTTGGGGAACTACTGGCATCACAAGCGGCTCGCTCAACGTACCAAAATAGCGCTCAAAAGCCCCGTGATGGACGGCATGCCCAAGTCACCTAGCTATGGAAATAAAGCCGAGGAAAAGGTAATATCGCACGCTGACGAGCTTCGATATGTAGCTTGCTGTGAAATAGCCGTTAGATCAGTCGAGTTGGAAAAATACAGAATTATTTTAACTGAAACATACCTTGTTTCCCTAGATCAGCGTAAGCCATGGTGGCTGATAGCTGAAGAACTACATTTGAGCAAATCTGCTTATTATCGAGACTTCAAGGAAGCGTTATTAGCATTTGCTGATTGGTGTGAGCTAGTTGAGCAACCACACAAAACCTAGGTGGGAAAATGTTGGGAATAAGTTGGGAACAGCCAACCGTATTTCCGTCATATGATGGTATTGTGCCAAAGGTGAGAAACCTGAGACACCGCGTTTTTCCTCCGAGCCTCAGTGATGATAAAGCTGTGGCAAGGCGTGGCAAATGGACTGGCTGAGATAGTCAGGCGGGTTCGATTCCCGCATGCCACATTGTCCAGTTTAGCGACCGGACTACAGCTTGCAATGACCCCATCTGACACTGGGAGAGCGAGCAGCAACCAGAGGATTAACTTTGTGGCCTCTATTATCGGGTTCGACTCTCGAAGGCTGCGTTGTATTAGTTGACTTGCGAACTAACGTTCGTATATAATGCTGGTACACCAAATTATATGTGTTGGTGATGGTAACCCTTCCATCACCTTTTTGCTATACTAGATTCAACGCATATAATTTGGAGGTTGAGAAGATGACTGAAATTTTGAAGAAATACGATTTTTTTCATATATATAAACATTCAAAGACGAAAAAATCAGAGGGTGGATTCGACAAAGTCGGTAATGACTATGACTTATCGGTTCTTGACGAACTGTTGAAGAAACGATTTTTAGCTAATCCAATGACTCTTAATCCTATAAAGTTAGACCAGCATTCTTATGCAGGAATAACGAATATTCGTTTCTATGACGACGAAGGACATGTTTTATCAAGAAAAGATGAACCCGATTTAGTCATATCTCATTTCTGGGTGTTTAACATTGAACGAGCAGATACTTTAAAAAAAGCTGTAGTTGTTCAAGTAGAGAGGGATATCCAGTCTGGCAGAAGAGAATATGGCGATTCGGCTGAAGAGGGGGCAGCAAGTGATACAGTAGTTTGTTTTAATCCAGCTAATGGCGTTGTGGTTCTTCCACCTAGATCGGGAATGGGGATAAGTAAACTCGAGCAATACTTTTATAAGATTTCTCGACAGCAAGGGCTTGTAGATGATGTGGTCGTTGATAAAACTTCAGCTGAAAATCTAGAACACATCTCTGAAATAAGTGAAATTAATTTTCGTGTGACTAATGTTGTTACTGATGATCGGTCAATAAAAAATGCAGGCTTAGCCAAGTACAATGAAATTAACAACAAAAAAATGACTATGCGGTTGTATGGAGGAAACATTAAAGTTCATGAGGCAGTGGCTCTTATTAAGAGCCTGTTAAAAATGAATAATGAGAAGAAACTATCGTTAGAGAAGATGCTCGTTGATGGAAGGGAGAATGAGGATGCACAACTAATAGATTTGATAAATCAACGAATGATCGCATCTAATAACGTTCAAGTTGTAAATGGTAAAATACCAATGGACGCGATGATGGATTCAGTTAAGGACGCATATCTTTCGAACAAAATAAAATTGGATAATAGTCATCGTGCAAAAGGAGGCAAGGGAGTGTGAGCTTTATAGGAAGGTATAAGTTCTCTTACAGCTTAGGAATACTGACCTTCATGTTAAACTTTTGGCTGTTGCACCTTCGTCCTACCGATCTTCAAGCACTTCTTAGCGCCGTACTCACTCTTGCGGCTACTTTGACCGCAATATTTATTGGCTTTGTCTCGATCATTCTAAGCTTGAAAGAAAATGCTCTCTTCCGTCACATGTTTTTGGATTTGCGGATTTTAGAAAGTTTGTTACTGGGTACGACCTTCTATTTGCTAGTATCATTTGCTTCTATATTTGGTTTTTTTATACCAAACAAGTTTTCCGGTCTTGATCTTTTTATGTCTGTTTGGCTCTCCTTTCTCTCAATGGCTGTTGAAGTAACTGTTTCGCTTGTTGTTCAGCTATTTGAGGTTCTTCATGGGATTTGGGTTGAGAGAGAAAACGAAAACCTCTATAAATGAAGACGCTACGGCATCTTTTAATTACCCGAGCACTCCGCCAAACGGTGAGGTGCTATTTTTATGCAACAAAAAAGCCCTCGCTCTGGGAAAACGAGGGCCAATCACTTTTGAGCGTGAGAATGAACTCACTAAGTCATTGTAACACAATACTTATAATAGGCACATAAAAAAGCTCTCGGTTGGGGGCCGAGAGCTAGAAGATTAGGGTAGTACCTAGGAGTGAAAATGAGTATCTATTGGGAACAATTTAATTTTAACTCATCGAAATTTTTTAAGCAACAAAAAAGCTCTCGGGGCCGAATCCGAGGGCTTAAGAACTCGGGAAGTTCTTTATGAGGAAGCTGAGCAGAATCTCTAAACTGCTCACAATTATTATATTTCAGGAGGCGAGTAGATGCAATGGACAGATGAACAAATCAGCGGCATTAGGAAGCTCGCCTCTGAAGGCTTTACCAGACGAGAAACGGCAGACAAGCTCGGGATTAGTTATGATTCGCTTCAGGGCAAAGCAAGACGGCTTGGCATCGAGTTCCAAAAACCGCTAAAGAATGAATACGATTCAGCGAAAACAGATAGAAAGAGCCAACCCGTTGATAGAAAAGTAGCTCTTAATGCTGATGGTAGTCAAACAGTCACGACCTTAATGAGACTCAAGCATGAGCCAAATAAAGACCCACGAACTTTGATGGAGTTGTGTGGATACGATCCTGATAAGTTCGAGATGGTCTTAGGCGACTACAAAGTGTATGAGCAGCATAGTACCGAAGACGGCACAGTTCCGCAGTACAGCATTCATATTCGCGTAAAGCCGAAACAAGGCTTATCGATAAGTGAAATGGCTGAAGCGTTCAACGACAAAATCATTCCGGTCAATTACGGCATGAAGAAATCGGGTGATCGCAACTTAGTCATCCCATTGCCTGACCTGCATTTTGGCTGGACAACATTCGCCGATCTAAAAGACATGGTTAGTCAACTTAGAGAGATCATCATGGACGGCTACAACGAGATTGTGATCGAGCAATTGGGAGATCTATTCCATAGTGATCAGATTCATGCAACACAAACGGTTAGAGGAACGCAACTAGATCACGCAAACATGCGTCAGGCATTCCATGATGCTGTGAAGCTCTTTGATCAAATTGTTCCGCTGGCAATTGAATATAGCAATCACGTCTCAATCAAGAGCGTGTTCGGTAACCATTCAGGTGATCTCGAATACGCTTTTCTTTATGCGCTGATAGATCGCTATCCACAAGTACACGTTGATCTCAATGACAGTAATCCGGCAACCGACTGGCGCTGTGCATACTTGCTAGGGCATGTTGGCATTATGCTCGCCCACGGAGATGTAGCCAAGGACAAGCTGACAGGGCTTTTTCCATTTGAGTACAAAAAGATATTCAATATGGCAAAAACATACGAACTTCACTCAGGCCACTATCATAGCGAGCGGTTTAAAGATGATCGTGGCATTATGTGGCGCCAGCTTGGAACTGCAAAGCCAAATGATCCCTATGAGATTAAGAATGGCTTCACTACGGGCAAACATCTGCTGTATGCGTTCGTTTATGACGACACGCGATTGAGGTGTACTTATGAACTCAACTAATGCAATGAAGCGAGTCGGTTACGGATATGTCAGCCGCACGGAGCAAGCAATCATTGAAGAGCTAACAAGGGAAGAAAAAAGAATGCAAGCTGTGATTTATGTAAGACCAAGGTGTCAAAAGTGCCGGCGAACAGTATTCAAGCTGTCACGTGTCATGCCAGTGCAAACCATCACAGCAGACGCGGACGACTACGAGCGATTCCGCAAGCTGGGATATCGATCAATGCCAGTCGTAAAAATCTACAAGGCAAACGGCATACATGATGAATGGTGCGGCTTGCAGGTTGACAAGATTAAACAATACACGGAGGAATAAGCATGCTATTCGATAATATTAAAGGTCAAAGCAGGCAATTGTCTCACCGTCAGTTGCCTCCACCAGCACCAGTGCTACCAAAAATGGAAGGATCCCTACCAACTCGTGCCAATGCAACTAAGAAATACAAAGACAGTCTGATTGCCGAAGTGAACGATGCCATTAATCAAGGAATTAATACTACATCCCCAATCTCAATTGGCGTTGCCAAGTACAATCCAGCAGTCGTTAATGAAGTAATCAGTTTGCTAAATAAATCAGGATGGGATGTTACTAGTCTAAATATTGACGGTAACGGTTCCTATTCGACAATCATATTGTCTTAGGAGGAATAGCACATGCTTAAAGTAGTGAAACGGCCAAAGGAATACATTGCAATCAAGGTGCCAGAAGATTGCGAAGACGTTGGGAAGTTCGTTAGCAACAAGTTCAAAGAGAACGGCATTCCGATTAGAGTTAATGTTCGCTATGACGATCATGTCGTTACTACGTTCGGAGAAAGAGAAAATGAGCGTTTTGTGAAGCAAGGCGATATGCTTGTGGCTGACTACAGTGAATCCTGTGGATATGTGGTGTATCCAATGAGTCAAGAAAAATTCGATGCAGAATTCAAGTCGGTTGACGAACCAATTGAAAATATCAACACTCCGATTCATATAGACACTCATCCAATCTTGGATCAGCTAAAAGATATCAAGGCTGGAATGTCTACCAAGATCAAAGGCGTCACGCTATCTGATGATCTAAAATTCAGCGATTCATTCATTGCAGAGCTAGACAAAGCACTGAATGACTATCAGCGAAAGCAGGAGCAGTCATCGCAGCGCACAAGCATTCCGCATGTTCGCATCGAGTTCGATGACATTAATGATGTGCCACACGTTTGGATTGATGGCAAATATATCAGTAGCTTTCCAGATCACGGGCTGGTTAGGCTCAATCTCGAATGGAATACTGACGAGGAACATGTCAAGCCAAAGCATTACAACATTGAATATCGTAACGGCGAAGACACAAATCAAGATCAATACACAGGTATTGGACAAACGAACGATATCAATTAATATTCATGCGCATCAAGACTGGAGGAGATTTAGCATGTGCAATTTCCTATTACTGCTAACACTGATATTCGTGCTGGCCAAGCTATTCGGCTTGATCGCATGGAGTTGGCTGCTAGTATTCATGCCGCTAATAGTGATGATTGCTGTGATGACATTGCTTATCGGACTGGCAATCGTCATCGGATTGCATGAGGAGTGATTGATATGGGTGAGAACGATACGGAAAGCATGGCTGAGGCAATAGACAGTCGCGTCGTTTACCTGTGTGGCAACAAAACACAGGCAGACATTGTGACAAAGACGCTTCATGTCCAAGGCGTGTCAGTCAATCAAGTTATGCATGGTCGCTTCGCTGATCGGCATTTCAGTCACGTTGGGATATATTGTGGCTATTGGACGTTCGCAACTGACAAGGATGTTAGCAATATGATAATCGCCACAAAGATGTTGCTAACTAAATCGTGTGACTTGCCGAATCATGAGGACTAGCACATGCGTGTGAAGGTATGCCGCAAGTCTGGATGCAACAATGTAATCCCATATGATCAAGCAAACCCATACTGCGCTAAGCACGCATCCCTGTATAAACCTAACCATGCTGATGTCGCAAAGCACGTTAAACGTGACACATCGTACTACGACAAGTACAAGCGCGACAAAGAGTCTGCTGCATTCTACAAGTCTAAGATATGGGAACACACCGCACGCGATGCCAAAGCTCACGCCTACTTCACTTGTGCATGTTGTGGCAAGACCTATGACAAGCCTGGCTATCTAGTCACTGATCACATCGTGCCTTTGAGAGTTGACAGAAGCAAGTGCTTAGACCATGACAACCTATGGGTGCTGTGCAAAGGCTGTCACTATTGGAAGACACAGCTTGAGGACAAGATATATAAATCACAATCGCGAATAGAGAATCTTGACACTGCGACAAAATGGACACGAGAAAAAATATCAGCATGGATTCTCGCTCACAAAAAATAACGGGGGCCCCTATGTAGGTCGCAGGGGACCTCACACACCAGTGTCCATTTGCCGAAAAACCAAATTTCAAAAAATTTCGGACTTTTTGAGCATGAAATCCCTAAATATAGCCGTTTTAGTATAGAAAGGAGGCGTTTTTTGTGCCCGAAAATCACCCAAAATTGACAGTTTTACCCGCAAATTCTGATAAAAGTTGCTCTGATTGCAATGATGATATGAAGGACATTCAGATCACACCTCCAGCTCATCTTGATGATGAAGCATCTAAGCTATGGAAAAGTTTGATACCGGAAATTAGGAAATTAGGGTATTTAAAAAAAGTCGATCAACCAGAGCTTGAAATGTATTGCGTCTATTATTCTATGTTTTTGCAATCAGAAAAGCTTGTTGCTGATAACGGAATGTGGCTAGAAGATAAGTATGGCCAGTTAGCGAAGCGCTCTCCGGGAGCTGTTCAAATGGACTCTTGTGTGAAGAACATGAAGTCACTAGGACATGATTTAGGTCTTACATTTGATTCTGGACTACGCCAGATCACTGTTGAAGAGCCAGAAAAGCCTAAGCAAGATAGCCCATTAAAGGAGGTTGGATTTGGTGCAGACGTTTGATTTTACCGGCGTGCTTGATATCTGTAGCTGCGTAAAGCCATACCAATCGGACTATCAAAAGTTGCTAGATAAGTACCACGATCCAGGGACAAGGTACGCTTATGACGTGATGTTTACGGATAAGTACATGACTGGTAGAGACGTTCAGCTGGCATGTATTCGGCACTTAAACGATTTGCTTAGAATTGGCAATGATGATTTCCCCTACCAATACAGCTCAGACATGGTCAACGCAATTGAATACTTTTCACGACTGCTGCCCAATCCAGACGACACCTCAAAGAAAATTCAGCCATTCAAATGGCAATCGTTTATCCTTGATAGCTTGATTGGTTGGCGAACCCTGGACAATGGCACCAGATTCACAACTTCCAACATATCTATTGCTCGGCAGCAAGGCAAAACTTGGCTAGCGTCAATTCTAATCAACTTTTATTACTTTGTAGTCTGCTGGAATGCGACATCACAGGACTTGCTGGTGGCCAGCTACGATAGCGAACATGCAACCAAGCTGTTCAATGACGTGTCTTTGCAGGCGAAGACAATTTTATTCCTGCCGGACTTTGCAGATGATGCTAGAGAGCGAGGCGTGGAAGCTCAAACCACGCAAGTTATTGCAAAAAACACTAAGAACACGATCCGAAAAGGTACCTCACAGGGCGGTGGCTTTGATAGTTTCCATAATGCAATCGCTGTTTATGATGAAATTGGCAACTTAAGGCCGGCCTTGAATGAGACCTTAAAGCAGATTACATCCGGGCAAAATGGCATTAAGAACCGAATGTTTGTCAAGATTTCAACAGCTTACCCCGATATCAAGGTTAAGTTTAAGAATGATGAAGACGTGACCCGGTCTGCCATTGAGCATGACGCCGTTCGAGACGCTGACAACGTATTCCAAGTAATTTATTCTCAGGACTCGGAGGATGAGGTATTTGAACCCGAAACATGGGCAAAATCTAATCCTAATCTGCTTGAGCTGCCTAAAAGCAAACGCGATAACCTTCAAAATGCTCTTAATCAAGATCGCAACGATAACGAACGTGAGGGAACACTTGAAACCTTCGTAAATAAGTCACTAAATCTGTGGAGCCGGCGATTTCAAAACAGCTATTTGTCCCTGGACAACATTCAGCGCAGTATTATCGACCATTTCGATGTGAATGGACGTGATGTGTTCATCGGATTTGACGGATCACAGACCAATGACAATACATCTTTTGGCTTCATTTATCCTTATACTGACCATGACAAACACATGTTTCATGTTCAGCAGCACAGCTTTATTCCCTTCGCACAGGCAAAAACCATTGAAGCCAAGTCGAAACAGGACGGATTAGATTACCTTAAATTGCAAGATGAAGGCTTTGTGGATATTACGAATCTTGCATCAGGCGTAATCAACACCGATCAGGTTTACCAGTGGTTGGTTGATTATGTTAATCAACATCGGCTCAAAGTAAAATTCATTATTGCAGATCCAAACCATGGTGAATGGCTAGAAAAGAAACTGGAGAATTATCAGCCGCAGTGGCAATGGTTTCCTTTACCTCCTACCTCGTTCAAGCTGAATGAGCCTACTAAGGACTTTCAGAATCTGTTTATTAATGGCAACATTTCGATGCTTAACGATCCGCTGCTGATTGATGGGCTGAACAACGCTGTGTTGGTAGAAGACCGCGGCGGTTCGGTCAAGATTGACCGTCAAAATCGCACAAGTGATCATATTGATACGACTGATGCGCTTATTAATGCCCACGCGCAAGCAAAGTTCTATTTTGAAAACTACCACGATGAGGGATATAACCCGCTGAATGATTTGGACGCACAGGGAAAACGTGACTTTTTCAAGGCAATGTTTGGAGGTGGTAAATAATGGCAAAGATTATTGGCAATTTATTTAGCAATTGGGGCACAGTGATGCTGTTCGTCATTGGCTTGGCACTGATTGCGGTAGCAGCATTCACTTTTAATGTTGTTATTGGTTATCTAGTTGCAGGCTTTGAGCTGTGTTTAGTTGCTTACATTCTAGACAAAGAAAGGGGGTGAAGCTAAATGGGACTTCTAACCCCTAGAAATTTCAACAAACGCAATGCCAAAAATATGGTCTATCCGAGCAATTCTGCTTTTTTCACGACCACGGTTGGCGGCATGCAGCTGTCTTATGTTTCGGCGCTGTCCGCTTTGCAAAACACTAATGTTTATAGCGTGATCAACCGTATTGCTAGCGATGTTGCCTCGGCACACTTCAAAACTGAAAATACTGCGACATTGAACCGACTTGAGAGCCCTAGCGGCTTGATAGGCCGGTTTTCTTTTTGGCAAGGTGCGTTGATGCAACTTTGCTTGTCAGGCAACGACTATATCCCGTTAGTTGGGCAGAATATGGAGCATATTCCTAACTCTGACGTCCAAATTAACTATTTACCAGGCAATATGGGCATTGTTTATACGGTTTTGGAGAGCAATGAGCGGCCTCAAATGGTGCTCAGACAAGACCAGATGCTGCATTTTAGGCTCATGCCAGACCCACAATATCGATATTTGATTGGCAGATCACCTTTGGAAAGCCTGCAAAATGCCTTAAATTTGGACGATAAAGCCTCGAAAAGTAACATGAGTGCTATGGAAAACCAGATTAATCCTGCCGGAAAGCTTACAATCAGCAACTATTTAAGCGATGGTAAAGACTTAGAATCGGCACGTGAAGAGTTCGAGAAGGCAAATACCGGTGATAACTCCGGTCGCTTGATGGTTTTACCCGATGGGTTCGATTACACCCAGCTTGAAATGAAGACGGATGTATTTAAGGCCTTGGCTGAGAATTCAGCATACTCTGCTGACCAAATCTCCAAGGCCTTTGGTGTACCCAGCGACATTTTGGGTGGTGGCACTTCAACTGAAAGCCAACATTCCAACATTGACCAAATCAAGGCAACATATCTGGCAAACTTAAACTCATATGTAAATCCAATCGTGGATGAGTTGCGTTTGAAGATGAACGCGCCTGACCTTGAACTAGATATTAAAGACATGTTGGATGTTGACGACTCAACACTGATCAACCAGGTATCCAATCTTGCCAAGTCCGGGGTGCTAGGTGCAGAACAGGCGCAATTTATACTCACCCGATCTGGCTTTTTGCCAGATAACTTACCTGAGTTTGAGCCACTTACTACACAAGTGAAGGGAGGTGATGACAAGTGATTATTCCTGTTAAGGGCTACATTACAAGCGATGATTCTGCCCCTATTTATCGTGATTGGTTCGGAATGACTGTAACATCTCCATCCGATATTGTTCAATCACTTCCAAATGACGGGTCTGATGTTGTATTAGAAATCGCGTCAGATGGCGGGGAAGTTGACCCAGCTACAGAAGTATGCAACGCACTGCGTGATTATAAAGGCAATGTAACGGCAAAGATCGTATCAAACGCATACTCTGCTGCAACAATTGTTGCTATGGGGGCCAATAAGGTTCAGATGGCGCCAGGTGCCAAGATGATGATTCATCGAGCATCAAGTGATGCTAGTGGAAACTCTCATGAGATGGATGCTGCTTCTGGCATGCTGCAAACTACAGACAGTGCAATCGCAAGCCTGTACTCTGCAAAGACGGGCAAGCCTGCCAATGACTTTTTGGCATTGATGGACAAAGAAACATGGCTCGACGCAGACGATGCAATCAATCTGGGCCTAGCCGATGAGAAATTAGACTTCGACGCGCCGGTTGTAAATGCGGTGGGACCGATTATTCCACATCAAGCAGTTCAACGAATTAAGAATCTGAAAGATGAAAACGACAAGTTACGTAGTCAACTTCCAAAGCAGAACGATCTGCTAAACAAGAAGCTGGCTATTTTTTATGACAAAAAGGAGGTCCAATAATGGACAAATTACAAACGCTTTTTAATGAAGTTAGTGCCAAGTGCGCCGACCTAAACGCTCAGCTCAACGCAAAATTACAAGATGAAAATGCATCTGTGGACGATTTTCAAAAGATCAAGGATGACTTAACCGCTGCCAAGGCACGTCGTGATGCCATTAATGATCAGATTAAAGCCCTTGAAGCTGAAAAGAAGGATGATTCTAACTCTGACGAGCCAAAAGACAAGGCTAATCCGGATGGTACCGACTTAAAGAAAAAGCCAATTGACGTCAAGAAGAAAGCTATCAACGACTTCATCCATAGCCATGGCAAAATGATTGATGCGGCCAGTCACGTTACTTCGACCGAAGCAGGCGTGCTGATTCCGGAAGAAATTATTTATGACCCTACCGCAGAAGTAAATTCGGTTGTGGATCTGTCTACCTTGGTTACCAAGACCCCGGTTACCACTCCTAAGGGCACGTACCCGATTCTGAAACGAGCAACTGATCGTTTTTCTAGCGTGGCAGAATTGGAAGAAAATTCCAAACTTGCTGAGCCTGAATTTGTACACGTGGATTGGTCTGTTAGCACATACCGTGGCGCAATCCCTCTATCTGAGGAAGCTATTGCTGATTCAGCAGTGGACTTGACCTCACTTGTTGGCCAGTCCATTAACGAGAAGTCTGTTAATACCTTCAACGCGATGATTGCGCCTGTATTGCAGTCGTTCACGGCCAAGAAAACAACCACTGATACTCTTGTAGATAGCCTTAAGCACATCCTGAATGTTGATCTTGATCCAGCATATAGCCGTGCTCTTGTGGTTACTCAGTCGCTGTTCAACACGCTTGACACTTTAAAGGATAAGAACGGCCGCTACTTGCTTCATGACGCGTCCGATTCTATTACTGACGGAACTGCAAAGGGCACGATTCTTGGTGTCCCAGTCTATGTTGTTGGTGATACTCTTCTCGGCTCTCTTGCAGGTGATCAAAAAGCATTCGTTGGTGATCTGAAGCGTGGTGTCCTGTTTGCAGACCGCCAGCAGGTCACTCTGGCATGGGAGGACAGCAAGATTTATGGGCGTTATCTTGGTGCCGCATTCCGATTTGGCGTCCAAAAAGCTGATGCCAATGCCGGCTATTTTGTAACCAACACAGATGCTGCATCTGGTCTTGGTAAGTAATACGATTATTAGTCGCCTAAGAAATAAACAATTCGCCGATAATGACGGGCGGCTATTAAGGGAGGGCTGAATATGACAGATGGTCAAGGGGTTACCCCGGAAGACATGCAGCAATACCTTAATCTTGATACCAATGGGGATGCCTCGTTTCTTGCCGATATGATCAGTACCGCAGAAGAAGCAATCATTGGGGCCATCGATGACACGATTGCGGTTAAAGTTTATCGAACGTACCCTCTGTTCAATCAGGCGGTTCGGGTGCTGGTAGACTTCATGTACTACAGTCGTGGCACGTTGTCTGACCAAACTAAGGCCTATCCGCCCAGCTATGCTTACATGATCAACAGTATTCGCTGGAAGATTCAGCGTGATGAATCGGCAAAGGCTGGTGGTACTGATGGCTAAATTTAAAGTAGCTGATTTCAGCCGCAAGGTTGATCTCGGCTCTCCAAAATCACACAAGACTGGTGCCGGCATTAATATCACTAGCTTTGTTCCGAATTATAGTCTGCATTTCAAGCAGCAGACGCGGACACTCACCCAGCAGTACACGCTTGTGGGCACACGTTTGGACAATTCAATCACAGTTATTGTCAGGCACGATGTACGTAATGCAAGTCAACATCAGGCGAGAATAGATGGGGTCGTGTATGACATTTCAGACATTAGCCCAGACGATTCAAACGATGCTATTCGTTATGACTATCTTACCCTAGTCAAAACAACTAAGGGGGCATAGCTATGGATATGGATGATGCACTTGGCCAATGGCTTGAGCAAGTATCAAAGGCCGCACAGCTTTCTGTATCTGACCAAGAGAAGATTACCAAGGCTGGTGCTGATGTTTACGCCAAGGAACTAGCAGAGACCACCAAAGAAAAACACCCAAATACCAAGGGAGACGGCGGTAAGCATGGGCATTTGAGTGAGGAGATCAGGAGTGCTGCGGGAGATATTGACGGTGACCACAATGGTAGCTCAACGGTCGGGTTTGGCAATAAAGCCCACATTGCTCGCTTCTTGAATGATGGCACCAAGTATATTCGTGCTGACCATTTTGTTGATAATGCCCGTGAAGATGCCAAAGACGCTGTATTTGCCGCTGAAGCCGAGAAATATCAGGCAATGATTGCCAAAGCGAATGGTGGTGGGGATAGATGAGCGCTGTAGATGATGCGGTAACAATGCTTGGCCAAGCCGGGATTGCCAGTATTGATGCAGTTGAAGGCAACAATTTGCCGCAAGAATTAGTCGATAGTCTGAACAAAACAGTCGTTTTGATTACTGATGCTGCTAATGATCCAACTGCTTATGGTGACAACGATTTCTGGGCATTAAATCAGGAAGTAGAAGTACAGATTTGGTACTCGCAATTGCTTGATTCTGATCCCGAAACCATTGAGATAGCCATGATGAAGGCTTTTACTCATCAGCATTGGCAGGTAGCGGCCGTCAGGCAACGAACACTAGACCCAGATACACAGCAACTTTTTAACACATTTTATTTCAGTAGAACAAAGAATATTTAGGAGGCATTCAAATGGCAACAGTAGGTTTATATCAAATTCAGCTAGCTTTGGTTGATGCACAACAAAAGTTAATTTCTGGCGCTGATACAGGACTAAGCACAGACGGTGTCTATACTGTCGATCACAAAGATTTAGGTACTAAAACGGCCAACATTACTGGTCTGGCAGGTACAATTGCTAAGACCTATGGCAACAACAACGTCCAAGACGTTATGGTTGGTACTTCAGAACCAACAGTGGCTTTGGATATTAACAACTTGAATTACCAAATCAAGCAGCAAATCAAAGGCTTTGTCAGTGATAAAAAGGGCGGTTGGACCGATGAGAATTTGAAGGCTCATGTGGCCTTACTTATTACCACCCAAACCATTGACCGTTCACACTTTGTCTATTATGGATTTGGCGATGGCATCATGACCGAAACCGCAGCTAACATTCAGACTGATGCGGCAGCAGAACAACGTGTAGATGATACTTTGACTTACACAGCTCTTTCTACTATTGCTTTCAATAATCAGCCGTACAAGATTTATAGCGATCTTGATAGCAAGTTTGATAAAGCCAACATGTACAAAGAAGTGTTCGGCGGATACGTATTGACACCCTCATCATTAGGCAAATAAGCCGGTGCTGACAGACGCAATCTGACACAATTTCATAGCAACAACTGATGAGTAGCTCACGAATGTGCGCTATTTTTTATGCTCAAAAGTCGCTTTCTGGTGAACTTGGTGGTGTCCGATTCGCCGCAGCGACCTTATCAAATACAAAGGATGGTATTAACAATGAAGATCAAAGTTAGTCAACTTAGCAATCGTGTACATGAAGTTAAAGTAACAAATCGTATTCTGCGAAATACACTAAAGTACCAGCTCAGCATGGCCGAGTCAGATGATGTGGAGAACAAATCGTTTACTGAGCAGCTTCATGCCAGCCTAAATGCGGTCAACAGCAACACAGATTTTATTGTCAATACGCTTAACTTAAACAAAGCAGAAAAAGAAAAGCTGGACGATTTGTCCTTCGCTGAAACTGTAAAAATTGCTACTAGAGTTGCCCTTCGTGTTCAAGGACTTAGCGATGAAGACATCGACATGTCAGCAAAGAAGGCCGATGCTAGCAAAAGTAAAGACGAAGATAATTAGTGCTCCAGAACGAGTTTTTGAATTAAAGAATAAGCTTGAAGACTTTGATTATATGGGACAAAACGCAATGGTCAACATGCACTGGACTAGTGACCAATTCTGGGATGCGGAATATTTCGGATTTGTAACTTTGCTAAATGCAAAAAGTCCTAAAGATCGGCCAATTGATCCGGCAATCATGTGGAAGCAATACAAAGAGAAAGGGTGATTAAAGTGGTAAAACAATTGAACGCAACAATGAGCACCAAGATTGCCCTTGATCTATTGTCGGCAAGCGAATCCGTCAAATCATTAACAGCGGTTGTTCGCTCGAGTCAAAATGCTTGGAAAGCTCAAGAAGCGGAGATGAAATCCGCTGGTGATGCAGTTGGCGCTGCTCAAGCTAAGTATGACGGCTTGGGTAAGTCTATTGAGTCACAACAGGCTAAGATTGACGCTCTAAAAGCCAAACAAGCTGAGTTGAAGGGCAATACTGCCGATGTTGCTCAACAGTTTTTAAAGTATCAGCAACAAATTGATGGCGCCACTAAGCAACTTGCTAGTATGCAGTCTCAGCAAGATCGTGCCAAGCAAGCAATGGACTATCAAAAGTCTGGATTAGCTGGCTTACAGCAAGAGTACACAGCAGCTGCACGGGCAAACCAAGCTTATGTGACTCGCTTAGAGGCTGAGGGAAAACAACAAGAAGCCAACAAGGCCAAAATGGATGGCTATAAGTCCTCCATTACCAATCTGAATGAGCAACTGTCTAAACAGTCTGCTGAGTTGGATAAGATTGCCAGTGCTAGTGGCAAAGACTCCGATGCTTGGCGAACGCAGAAGATGCGTGTTGATGAAACAGCTACCAGTTTAGCAAAGGCTAAGTCTTCTATGACCGGCCTGCAAACTGAAATGGATAAGGCTAACCCATCTGTTTTCAACAGAGTTAAGGAAGCTATATCAGGAACAAACAAACAAGCCGAAAAGACACCGGGTCTGCTTCGCAAAATTGTTGAAGGCGGCCTTATCACCAATGCCATTACGAGCGGCTGGCAACGTCTAAGCTCAAGCATTACTGACACGGTAAAGTCTGGGCTAGAACTTAACGAGGCCGGAGAAAAGCTGAAAATGACGTGGGAGAACATGGGTAAGTCAGCCAATGATATCCAGATTCTTTCCGATCAAATGTCATATTTGCGCAGTGAGACTGGTGCAACCGGTGGCGAAATTAACAACATGCAAACCACCGTTGATACCATGACACATGGTGTCACAAGTAAAACTCTCGTCATTAGTGCTGGTATTGCTAGCATTGCCACTGCTTCGCACAAAGGCGGAGACGGCATGGACGCTTTGTCTAAGGCGATGACGCGAGTCGTTGCTTCAGGTGATTTAACCACAACCAACCTTGCCAAACTTGAAAAGCAGGCTCCTACCTTAGGTGCACAATTAGCCAAAGCTGCCGGAATTAGTCAGGAGTCATTTGCCAAAATGGTTGCTGACGGGAAAATCAAGTCTGACGATTTCATGAACTTGGTTTATAAAGTTGGGACAACAAGCAAGAGCACATTTGACCAATTTGGAAAAACTAGTGAAGGCGCAATGGCTCAAATGTCAGGCGCTTGGACCACATTAAAGGCTAAAATGACCGCGCCACTATTTGACGTCAAGAATAGTGGTATGCAATCTCTTTCAGGCATTCTAACTTCACCAGTTGTACAGCAAGCGGCTACCGATCTTGGTAAAGGCCTAGCTAATATTGCTAATCGAGCGAAAGACATTCTTGACTATGTTTCCGCACACAAAAAAGATGTTACTGGTATTGCCGGAGATATGTGGGACATTGCCAAAATTGCTGGCGAAGAAGTCTGGTCCCTGTTCAGAACTGCAATCAAAGACATTGCCGGGTGGCTAAACGTTGGTGGTACTAATGCAAAGACGATGAAAGACCCGCTAAAAGCTATCCATGACGTGCTAGATGATATTGTCAAAAATAAATCTGGTATTCAAACTACCGTCAAAGTAATTGCAGGTTTGTGGATGACAACAAAAGCACTGGAATTTGCAGCAGGATTAGGTCATGTGTACAGCGGTCTGAAAGCTTTAAGTGAAACAAGTCTGTTCACCAAAATTGCGTCTAATTTTTCACTGCTAAAAGGCTCTGGTAATTCATTAGCCACTGCAGAAAGTGGGGCGAGCGCGGCTGCAAGCACAGTCGAAAAAGCCAGTATAGGCAGCCGAGTTGTAGGCGGCTTAGGCAAACTAGGCGGCATTGGTGCTGGAATTGATGTTGCGGGCAGTATTGTACAAGCACTTACTTCGAATAGCTCACAGGAAAAGATTAAGGCGGCTTCAAAAGGAACAGGAACAACAATTGGCGCTGGAATAGGTGCTGCTTTAGGCTCTGTTATACCGGGCGCCGGCACTGCTGCTGGTGCGGGAATAGGTGCAGCGATTGGTGATGCATTAGGATCAACTAAGACTGTGCAGGGATGGGCCAAGTCAATTAAGAAGGCCATGAATGATGCTAGCAAGGGTGTCACAGTTAAAGCGCCCAAGCTTAGCTCTGATACCAAGGCCTTGGGAAACTCATTTGCCAAATACACCAAGGCTTTATCCAAGAAGCTGGTTGTTTCGTTTAGCACAGACCCTAAGTCCATTGCACAGGCACAAAAGTCTGTAAACGATACCTACTCAAAGATGAGTAAGAGTGTTGACAGCTACTATGCCAAAAAAGAAAAGGCTTCTGCATCTGATTTAGCAAAACTGGTTAAAGAAGGCGTCTTAACTCAGAAACAAGCCGATGAGCAACTTGCTAAGACTAAAAAATCTGATCAAGCGGCAGCTAAGGCAAAGAAATCTGCTTATGCTCAAATGGCTAAAGATGCCAATGCCTACTACACGCAAACGCAAAATATTGCTAACGGCAATACTAAAAAGCTACAGCAAATTGCGCAAAAGTACGGCACTGATTCTAAGAAATATGAAAACGAAAAGAACAAGGAACTACTAGCGGCCTACAAATCCTACGCAAATAAATATGCAAAGGATCAACTTACCAACAACAGCAAAATTACAACTCTTGTTAAGAACGGTGCAAACCAGCAAGAAAAGCTATTGGCTGCGTTCAACAAGCATAAGAACACTATGAACGTTCAGCAGTTGGATAATACGGCCAAAAATGCCAAGAAGGAATATGACGCTGCAGTTAAACCTGCACAGCATGCACGTGATGACATTATCAAGGCTGCTGATGAGCGCTATAAGAGTACCAAATCAACGGCAGACCACGAGTACAAAGACTTGGGAACTATTAGCAAGTCTCAGTATGAAGACATCGTATCAAAGGCGAGACACCAGCGAGATGACACTTCGGACGCTGCTAAAGACCAGTACAACAAAGTCACAAAGCATGCCACTAATCAGTACAAAGACAGCGTTAGTGCCATCACTAAGCAGAAGACAGAAGTCATCACTCAGCAACAGTTAGCAGATTCCGGTGTTTCCACAGCAGCTGCTGATCAATCGCAAACGGTTGTTAGCCACATGACTAAGCAGGCCAACAGTTCAATGTCAGCTGCATCAAAACAAGCGAATGGCACTGGCGATATCTTCAGCGGATTAGCTGGTTGGTGGAATAAAATTGTTGGTTTCTTTGGTGGACACAAAATGCCAGCAGCCAAGCCAACTTATGGTTATTCACAGGTTCAACAACTTGCATATGCAAATGGTGGTGCCGTTCAGAATGGCATGGCACTGGTTGGTGAAGCCGGCCCCGAGCTTCAGTACAAGCCTTATGCTGGTACTTATAAATTGTTGGGAGCTAACGGCCCCGAGCTGACGAAAGTACAGCAAGGTGACTACATCTTAAACGCACGCGATACTTCTAAGGTGCTAGCCGGAGAACTGGGACATGTTTTGCCTGGCTATGCTAATGGTTTAGGCGGCCTTGACGGCATTATTGACGGGATTAAGAAGACAGCATCAAAAGTATGGGACAAGGTAAGCTCAACAGTTGGCAATATTCTGACACAGGTTGGAAATCCATTGAAGTTTTTCACCAATCTGGCTGGGAAAATATTTAATGTTAATTCGGTTGCTGGCGCTGGTTCAATGGCTCAACACACCTCAGCAGCTTTACGTGATGAAGATGTAAAAGGCGTAGCAGGCTTCTTTGACCGCATTAAAAAGTTGGAAGAAGAAATGAGTGCGGCCAATCCCGGCGGCTCAGGTGTGCAACGTTGGAAGCCTTATGTTATTCGAGCTTTAAAGGCCAATGGATTTGATGCCTCGGCATACCAAGTTGCTGCATGGATGCGAGTTATTCAACGTGAATCCAATGGTAATCCTAGGGCAATCAACTTGTGGGATAGCAATGCCAAGGCCGGCATACCTAGCATGGGGCTTGTACAAACCATTGGGCCAACGTTCAATGCGTATAAGTTCCCCGGCCACAACGATGTTTATAACGGATATGACGATCTGCTTGCCGGTATTCACTACATGAAGGCCATCTACGGCTCTGGAAGTTCTGCCTTTGCTCGTGTCAGTGGCCCTGAAGGCTACGCCAATGGTGGCTTGATCACACGGCCAATCCATGCGCTTGTTGGCGAAGATGGCCCAGAAACCATTTTGCCATTAACCAAAACAAGCCGCGCTTGGCAACTGTTGGGTCAGGCTGTTACCAACATCAATCACAACTTGGGTAATGGTGCGGTTACAGATAGCGAAAGCGGCGGTACAGATGATTTAGGAAAGAAGTTGGACAATATTGCCGATCTTCTCACGAAACTTAGCTTTGTTCTGCAAGTTGGGGACGACCAGTTTTATCCAAAAGTTGCGCCAAAAGTTAAGCAGTACAACGACAGAACAGATAGGTTCAATGCTTATTGGAAAGGAGGAACCGTTTAATTGAAACAAGCAGGCATGAAAATCACATACGCTGGAGTAGATATTACCCAATGGATGTATGTACAGATGGTCAAACGTGATGTAGGAACTAATCACGTCAACACAATGCAAAAGGTCGGCATCAGCGATGGTCAGATGTTGCAATACATGTCACGGGACGTCAAGACGGTTGTGGTAACTGGGATCGTTATGAATGACAATTTGGTACCACTAAGGCATTCCTTGGCCGCTGCTATTGATACGGACGAACCACAGCAACTAATCTTTGGGGATGAGCCGGATAAATGTTATCTAGCCATCGTAGACAGTCAGCCTACTTTCACCGAAGGCTTTCGATCAGGGACAATCTCAATCAGCTTCGTCTGTCCCGATGGTGGCATTGCGCACTCGGTAGCCACGAAGACGTTTAACAACACGCCATACAAGGACGTGCCAGTAAACATGCTGACAGATTCTGGCTTTGAATCGGGTAAAACACCATCAGGGATTGCTTGGGGAACAAGCGACAACAGGGAAAGAACTGCTGAAGTTGATCCAGCTATTCCTTCATATCCAACGCCGTTTGGAACTTATATGCTTCGGATTGAAAGCCAAAGTAGTGATTCATCTGTCAGCCCTGATCAATACATCGTTTTTCCATTGTCAAAGCCAGTCACGATCAAAGCTGGGGAAACATGGACCTATAGTTACAAATATGCGACCGCAGGTTCAGCAACTGGAAAAGCATCAGACTATTTGACAACGAGCGATTTATCCCCAATTTGGGGTCTGTCGATGGGTCACGGCAATAGAGACACTGATGGTGGCCAAGAAACATGGCATCAGTTTTCTGCCACAATGACCGCAGACCACGATACTACAGTCACAAATTATCGTTTTTGCTTCGTTAAATCATATGCTGGAGGCGGATGGATATGTATTGACAATATCAAACTAGAGAAAAACAAGACAGCTTCTCCTTGGTCGCCTAGCCCAGCTGATCCTGAATACTATACCAACACCATCACAGTTCACAATGGCGGGACGTATCCTGTTGAGCCAGTTATTACGGCAACTATGCACGCCGATAATGGATTTCTAGGATTTGCCAATAGTCAGGGTGGCGTTCTTCAATTTGGCAATCCCGAAGAAATTGATGGCTATACCAGCGAAGAAAGTGAAGTGGCCTTGAATTTGGCAGCCGTTAAAGGCTCGCACATGGACAATCAAGCTGCCACAAACAATCCCTATTGGGGTGGTGATCATCGTACGCCAAATGAACAGATTGGCAACTCAATCTGGACAGAGGACAAGTATGATGGCTGGAAGGTTGAGCCTAATTGGTCAAGCATTACTGGCGAACACAAGTATTGGAATGGTCCTTCAATCAAGCACAACCTTGCTCAGACACATAACGGCAACTTCAAAAGCAATCTTACTTGGGATGTCATGACACGTTTTCAAACTGGTGTCTCAAAGGTAGGTGCGCTCGAAACAACCTTAGAAAGTGACGGCAAGCCAATCTTTCAGATGATACTGAAAGATAATAGTGCACTGTCTGACCAAATATGGTGGATGTGTTACTACAAAAATCAACTAGTCGTCAATGAACAGCTTGATCGTAGCATTTTCACTAACGACAAATTCATTCAGCTGGAATTGCAGAAATTTGGCGATTCAGTTGTTTTCAGAGTGTCACCATGGGTTGGCAATCGAGGACGAGAAACGACTATTACCCGTCAATTCACTTTTGCGGACGCTGCTAGTGTCGAGACTAAGCAATTTTCAGCGTGGTTTATGCGAGACAAGACATGGGGCGAGTCGACTATGTATCTAATTGCGTCTACCGTTAAATGGCAGAACGTCAGTTGGTATACAGATATTAAGAATCGCTTCAGCAATGGCGATGTAATTACGGTTGATGTGGCTAATACCAAAACTTATTTCAATGGCAACGAAGATCGCACCTTGCATACATTAGGCAACCAGTGGGACAAGTTTCTTTTGCCAACCGGAGATACCATCATTCAGCTCATGCCATCAAGCTGGGCACAACCATTTGCGTGTGAAGTTGATTTGAAGGAGGCGTGGCTGTAAATGGAATACTATTTCTCAGACCGAAAATTCAACGTCATGGGTGTTGCAAGGACTAATGGCAAAGGCGAATGGCTGGTTAGCGCGGATAGTGAAGTTAAAACAACTGATGATAGGCCGGCCATTGCCTTGACCCTGACGATTCCATTTAAAACTGAGCAAGAGCAGGCCATTGATGAAATGGCGGCTGAAAACAATTTTGTCTTATATCAAGACGAAGAAGGCAATGGACATCAAATGGTCATTGCCAGTGTTAATCATGATACATTAGCGCATATTCATACAGTCGTTTGCACGGATGCAGGTAACGATCTGATGAATGAAATGGTGGGTGCTTATACCGCTGACAAAGCCCATACTATCGCTGATTACATCCTCATGTTTACGAATGATTCTGGCTGGGAGATCGGTATTAATGAATTTCCTACAGACGTCAGGATACTTGCATGGACAGATGAAGACACTTCACTTAGCCGCATTAAATCAGTCGCAAAAGATTTTGATGCAGTGCTTAGCTTTGGCTTTGTTTTTGTAGGTACGACTGCCGTAAAGCGTGTTATCAATATCAGACATGAGGAAACTTCCGACAGTTTAATTTCTTTTGAGATGAACAAAGACATCAACAATATTGTGAAGACAGTTGACATCTACGACATGGAAACATCGGTGAAGGCCTATGGTGCTACACCTGACGGTTCAAACGATCCAATTAATTTGATTGGGTATAGTTGGACTGATCCAACGGGACAGTTTGTGCTTGATCAGTACGGATTCTTGCACGATACCATTGCCGTACAAAAATATTCACGTTTGTTAAGCAACAGCAACCCTAACCCAACACATTCTGACTGGAATCGGGTTAAAACGTTTGATTCGAACTCGCAAGCGGCACTTTTGCAAGCGGCTTTGGCAGACTTGAAGAAGTATAACCATCCAAATGTTAACTATGAAGTTGATTTGGCAAAGGTGCCCTATGTACCACTGAATCAAACCGTCCACATTGCCGATGAGAACCAGAATCTATTTCTTTCTGCAAAGGTGTTGTCGGTTGAACGCAGCCGTGCTGGTAATTATACCAAGCTCACTTTAGGGGATTATGCAAATGAGCAGCCTAATTTGTACTCAGCGCTCAAAGACATGGCAGTTAAGATTGAAAATATCCCTAAAACCGTTCAATACTATCCATGGCTTCGATATGCCGATGATGACAAGGGTACCAACATGAGTGCCTTCCCAAGTGGTAAGAAGTATATGGCAACCGTTTGGTCAAATAAGTCATCAGTCCCAAGTGACAATCCGGCTGATTATGCTGGCAAGTGGGCATTGATTCAGGGTGCTGATGGTAAAGATGGTGTTCCCGGTGCAAAGGGTGCAGATGGCCGTACAAGCTATTTCCACACTGCTTGGGCGAATGATGTAAGCGGTCAAAGCGGGTTCACGGTATCCGGTGGCGATGGCAAAAAGTACATTGGCACGTATAGCGACTTCACAAAGGCAGACAGCACCAATCCGAGTGATTACAATTGGGCGCTTTTTAAAGGTGCGGACGGTGCTGATGGCAAAGAAGGGGTGCCGGGGAAACCGGGTGCCGATGGCAAAACACCGTACGTTCATATTGCCTATGCCGATAGCAGTGATGGTAGAAGTAACTTTTCGCTCGATACCCCCGGATCTAGAAAATACATCGGTAGTTATACAGACTTTACGCAAGCCGATAGCAACAACCCATCTGTTTATAGTTGGCAACTGGTACAAGGGCCTCAGGGGCCACAAGGCGTTCCCGGAAGCAAGGATGTGCCATACACATACATTCAGCTTGGCACGCCTGCTAGTCCCAAGAAAGGCGACCTGTGGTGGCATGGCACAACACTCAACGATGCCACGGCATTGCAATACTACGATGGGTCAACTTGGATTGGTCAAAGCATCCAGCAGGCAGTGCTTAGCATCAAAAAACTGCAATCGATTGAGGTTGACAGTGCGACCATTAATTCTCCTGATATTAATGCACCATTCAATCACATTGCCCTTAGTGATGCCAATGCTGGAAAGTTCAGCAGTGGAATCACCATTATGCAATCCGGTCACGTGAATGTCTCGGGCAGTATTGAAGACGATCAAGGTACGCCTGATGGGCACGAGCTAATTAGCGACTTAGGACCATCAGGATTCATCAGTCGCGAACTCACCCCTGACATGGCGGGTGACGTTCAGTATGCTAATTTGCAAGGCGGCAAGCTCAATCTTTCAACATTAATTAGCGCTGAAAATGCAGCCACCAAAAAATATATTCGATCTAAATTCACTTCGGCAGACAACGTGACATTTTTCTACGTCAATACAACCGCGCTAAGAAATATTGATATTGATTGGGCATATATTTACTACACGAGACGTGGAAATTTGGTGACCGTCAACTTTCAAATTCACACAATAGCTAATCAGTACAATTTTTTGAGGCTCGCAGATATTAGACCCGGTTACAAACCTCTTTTGACAAACAAAATTGTTGCAAGCTGCTTGAGCTTTTCAGATCCCGGACAATCTACAGCTATGTATTCAAGCACGCCAAGCGGAGGAACGGTCGGCTGGTATAGCAACATTTCCAAAGCTTCTGGCAGTTATGGCGGGTCTGTTTCTTATATAACACAAGACGATTATCCAACAGGTGATTCATTTTTTGGCTAGGAGGCAGTTATGAAATTAAAAGTTTGGACGGATAGCAATAATCGGCTGCTTAATTGGGCAAACGCTGATGAAAACAGACCAGTAGGGCCAACTGATGAAGGATTTGAGGTTATTGAAGTTGACGATGCCATTGGCTTGTATGAAAACCATGCAAGTATTGTTGATGGCAAGGTTGTTCCAGATGCTGGCTATGACCCAGACGCTGACAGACCTACACCTGAGCCATCTGCGGCTGACTTAGCAAATGCTGAAACTATGAAGATGGTTGCTAGTCTAACTATGTCAAACGCAGCTTTGATAAAGCAGGTGGCAACATTGACCAAGGAGGCAAAATCGTGAACGCATATAAACCATTAATTATCAGCTACTATCAGCAAGGAATCTACAGCAAGGATGACTTAGCCTTGTTCGTGAGTGTCGGCTGGATTAGCCAAACAGAAGTAGATGAGCTTGTTAAGCAAGTCGCCAGCAAAAGCTAGCGGCTATTTTTGTGGAAGGAAGTGATGACAATGCTAAATAAAATTAGAGATCACCCGACACACACAGCACTCGCCATTGGCTTGGTTGCCATTGGCTTGTTTCTAATCATCAATGACCATTATTTCATCTGGCCCCCACATTACTCTGACTGGTTAAACGATGACATTGTGGGGTTTTTGTTTGTCATTGATGGACTCGGAATTGGGGGTTGGGTGCTATGGGAAACACAGTTAGCAGTGACCAATCGTCTGTTGCTCACAACTACCAGCTTTTTAATGTCGTTCTTGACAATACTGCAATTCCTGACCTCAATCTCAACTGGAATCTACTCAAATTGGATCAGCAATGCGATCATAACAGCCTTCGTGCTGATTCTGGCACGAAGGAGTGACAGCCGTGACAGCAGCAATAACTAAAATTATTGTCGATTCTACTCCATACATTGCAACCATCGTTCCAACGCTTATTGCTTATCTGACCTACCGCGAGGGTAAACGGAAGAACAGGCATGATGAGCTTGAGGACATGAACGACAGATTACGCGCAGATAATGATCGATTGAGACGTGAGAATGAACGTCTCAGAAAGGAAAAAAATCATGAATAATTGGACAGATCTTGTAGTATCACTTGCAGTAGCAGCAATCCCAATCATTGGGGCTTGGATCTCAAAACAATTGCTGGCTAACAAACAGGCGCTCACTTTGGTAAAGGTATTAGGCCCATTGGCAAACGCAGCCGTAACGGCGGCAGAACAGCTCGGTGTGACAAAGGCGATTGATGGTGCGGTTAAGAAATCTACTGCCATTCAAGCTGTGAAAGATGGTTTGAAGTCGCTTGGTTTCACCAGCACAGACGAGCAGACAATTGCCAATGCAGTTGAACAATCTTATGCTAATTTGAAAGACAGCCTAGCAGAAACCTATCCACAAAAGACAGTTGATCATGAAGCATCTAATCAAGACAAGGTAGCTGCCGCAGCTCAAGCAGCCGCAGACGCAGTTAAGGCTCAACTGGCACCGGAATCTGTTGCTCCACAGCAATAAGGAGGGCACCATGAAATTTAAAACTAAACTAATCACCTTGGTAGTCGCCTTCTTGGCGGCTATTTCTTTTGCCCTGCCATCGCAGGTAAATGCGGCCAAGGGAGATCAGGGTGTCGACTGGAGCCGGTACCAAGGAGATAACGGTGTCTTTGGTTATTCCACTGACAAGTTCGGGATCTCTCAAATCGGTGGCTATAGCGGGTACGGCACATATGAGCAAACCACGTACAAGACGCAGGTTGCATCGTTGATTGCCGCTGGTAAGCGGGCACACACCTATATCTGGTGGCAGAATATCGACAACACGAATTTGGCCAAGCAAGTGCTAGATCATTTCTTGCCTGAGGTTCAGACGCCAAAAGGGTCGATTATTGCGCTTGATTACGAAGCTGGGTCAACCAACACGGCAACCTTGCTGTGGGCACTCGACTATATCCGCGATGCTGGGTACACGCCAATGCTTTACGGCTACAAGAGTTTCTTGATGAGCCACATTGACTTGTCACAAATTGCCAGCCACTATCAGTTATGGCTTGCGGAATATCCTGATTACAATGTCACCACCGTTCCGAACTATGGCTACTTCCCGAGCTTTGACAATGTAGGTATCTTCCAGTTCACTTCCACCTATCGCGCTGGTGGCCTTGATGGCAATGTTGATCTAACCGGCATCACTGATTCAGGCTACAACGGTAGCACGACAACTGACAGCGGCAAGACCTACGTCAAGCCATCAACCGATACACCGGCAACCAACGCAGGCCAGCAAGCTAACAACACCACGCTTAGCCAGATCAAAGTTGGTGATAGTGTTAAGGTAAACTTCGGCACAACCCGTTGGGCGAACGGTGTCGCAATGCCTAGCTGGGTGCACGGCAAGACGTACACTGTGCAGCAAGTATCTGGATCTAACGTATTGCTTGGTGGCATCATGAGCTGGATCAATCGTAGCAATGTTGAATTGTTGACAACGACCAGCGTGCCATCAGTAAACTCAGGCTCAACCTATACGGTTCAGTTTGGTGACAGTTGGTGGTCGATTGCTTACAAGTATGGCATGAGCATGTATACTTTGGCTGCTAACAACGGAAAGACAATCTACAGTGTGATTCACCCAGGCGATGTATTGCGTGTCTCTGGTGGCTACTCAGTGGCCGTATCAAGTCACACGTACTACACAGTCCACTATGGTGACAGCTTCTGGAGCATTGCTAACAAGTACGGCATTAGCATGTACACGTTAGCCGCCAACAATGGCAAGTCAATCTACAGTCTGATCTACCCAAATGAAAGCTTGTACATCAGGTAATGGGTTGCCGTTGAAACCAAAAAATTTAAATAAGGTGAGTGCATATGTCTAAAAAAATTGATCAAGCACGAGTTATTGAGCAAAGTTATGTGAGACGTGACTTAATGAGAGCCGTTTCAGAGTTGCTGGATTCCGCTTCAGACAAGCATTCAACTGATGAACTTATAGATGCTGTTGCCTCCATTCAGTCTGTGACAATGGCCTTGGAGCATAAATCAGCCGTTTGCGGTCTTCCCGGTCTACGTGGCTGGGAGGGAGAAGAATACTGA